CGTCTGAGTATGCTCATCCGCGGGTGGTAAGGTTACTTACCATGATGGAAGAGGACAGATTTCGCGTCCGTGGGACGGCGATCAAAGATGGTTTCAGCGCTATCGCGCACGCCTGGAGGTTGGCTAACGGGAATCCGAGTGACTATCTCAGACCCCGCAACCGCCAGATGTGGCTGCGCTTCATTAGTCATTTGATCAACCTAGTCCACTCGGGCCCTAAGGCCCTAGCAGACTGGTCCCACGTGGTCCGCAAGTCCACCCTTGAACGATTATCCATCCACGCCGCAAACAAAACGGTTAGGAAAAGATTTCTCGCGTCAACAGTTAGTCGGTCTGTTGACTGGGTAGTAAGTGAAGACCTAAAACAGAAATCTGTGGAGGAAGCAGAGGATCGGTGGATGCAGGAGCGGAAGTGGGACACCTCACTTAAACCACTCCTAGAAGAGTACATTGAAACTCTTCCGCTGCATCAACCAATCCGTGGAGAGCTCCAGCTACCGATCCCTAGCAGTAAGGCCTGCCTAATTGGCTGTGAAGTGAAAACTACACGCCAAGGTGGCCAAACTGCGGCACTAAAGGAAATCGGAGCTAGAGTAGCGGTGAACCGGATGAACAAGGCTTATGCAGAACTGGCCTCAGCCCGGAGCTATGCTTATCCCCAAGGAGAAGCGTCCGACATGGAGCGGAAATATCTTAAACTAATGGATTTGGTTCAAGACATCAAGGCTACCACAATCGGACTACTTCGCCCGGACAAGCTACTCGAGGCATGCCAGGAGCATTACCTGAATGAATCCGGTCCACCGCTATTACGACCTTTGCCAGTCAGAGAACTGGGTGGCAAAACAAGGGTCGCAACTCTCCACCCCGCCGAGGAGATATACGTGGCACGCACCATAACGGCCGAATGGCTAATTCGACTGAAACGCTGCGTCACAACACGTGACATGCTCAGAGGACGCGAGCTCAAGCTCAAGACAGACAGAGAAGGATCACTACTCTTCTCTGC